AAAGAGCCTCGCGCCTCGCTTGTTCGGCCAACCGCAAAAGGCCATCGAGGCCGCGCTTTCCGAGTGGTGTGATTCTCTGACTGAAGTCATTCGCAAAGCCCTATGACCCCCGCCGCCGAAGCCCTGCGCGAGCACATCCGCTCGATCTACGCGCCGATCGATCGCCGGTCGGTGGTGGATTGGTGCAGTGATGAGGTGATACTCTCTGAGCGTCAGACCCAAATGCCTGGCGCTTTTTCCGTCTCGATGACGCCTTACCTGCGCGAGCCGCTCGAGTGCTTCGGCGACATCGATGTCACGGATGTCGTGCTGGTCTTTGGAACCCAGACCGGCAAGACGACCATGATCCAAGCCGGGACCGCATGGCGGATCTGCAACAAGCCGCAGCCGATGGTGTGGGTCATGCCGACTGAAGGCCTCGCCCGATCATTTTCCGAAACGCGATGGATGCCGCTCTTCGATGACAGCGCCACGCTTGCCGCTCAGAAGCCAGCCGATCGCCACAAGTTCAAAACCCTCGAGCAACACTTCAGCCGATCCTCGCTTGTCTTTGTCGGGTCCAACTCACCAGCCAACCTTGCCAGCCGCCCCGCCGGTCTGCTCTTGCTCGATGAGGTCGACAAGTTCGCGACCGAGACCGACAAGGAAACCAGCGCCCTGCACCTTGCCGAAAACCGCACGAAGAGTTTCGTCGGCGCGCTGCGCGTCAAGACATCGACACCGACCACGCCCGAGGGACCGATCTGGAAAGAGTACCTCAAAGGCACGCAGGAAAAATTCATGCTGCCATGCCCGCATTGCGCGGAACGCATCGAGCTTTTGTGGGAGCAAGTGAAATGGGACCGTGAGGCCAAGGCCGACGGCAAGTGGAACATGGCGCAGGTCGAAGAGTCCGCGCGCTACGAATGCCAACACTGCAAAGGCTCGATCAATGACGGGCAAAAGATGGAAATGCTCCAACAGGGGAAATGGCAATGCACCAATGAGTCCGCGCAGAAAGGCTTCCGCTCATTCCACCTCAATTCACTTTACGCCCCATGGCGGTCCTGCACCTTCGGCGCGCTGGCGGTGAAGTTCCTGCGCGACTCGGAAACCCTCAACGGCCTGCAAGATTTCACCAACTCAACCATGGCCCTGCCGTGGGAGCAGGTCGAGACCAGCATCGGCGATGCCAAGATCCTCGGCCTTTCCGGCAGCTACGAAGTCGGCACCTGCCCGATCGACGAGCCCGCGCATGTCGTCACCTGCGCCGATGTCGGCCAGGAGAAACAGCACTGGGTCACCACCGCCTTCGCCGCCGATGGTTCAAGCTATGTCTTGGACTACGGCACCACGCTTTCAGTCGAGGATCTTCTCCGCGATCCGCCACTGCGGTCCTATGCTACACCGAGCGGCGGTATCGTGAAACCTGAGTGCGGTTTGATCGACTCCGGCTTCGCGACCTTCCGAGTCTATGCGACATGCCAAGAGTCCGGCGGATTCTTCCACCCTGCAAAGGGCGCGAATGTCACCTTCGGCACGCGGATCAGCCGCACCACGATCGACAACTTCCCCGGCGTCGTGCTCTACACCTATGTCGACCACGCGATCAAGACCGAGCTTTTCATCGATCGGATCAAGGACCAAAAGCCCGAGCTCAAGATCCCGAAGAAAGTCACCACCGAGTTCATCGCAGGACTGAGCGGGCAAAAGCTCGTCCCGCGCAAGACGCCATCCGGCCAGGTCTATGTCTGGAAGGATGTCCGCGACGATCACTTCATGGACGCCCTCAAGCTGTGCCACATTGCATGGCACATTTTGAAAAACGCTTGATCGGACTGCATAGCATTTCGGAAACCCACCACCCACCACGCGGAAACGCCGGTGGGTTTTTTTACGCCATTTTGACACCCGCCCGACGGCGTGAGCGAATCCATGAAAATCAGCGGCGTGAAGTCCTACCTCCGCCGGACCAAGACCAACGAAGAGCTCGAGGCCTTGGCCGATACCGTCTTTTCAAGCGCCACCGAGGAAGTCGTCATCACCAGCATCGGCACCGAGGGATCAAGCTCGTCGGGGCAGGTGAGTTTCCCGAAGTGGCTGCTACTCCAAGCGATCGAAGAACTGCTCACCGACGGAGGTCGTGAGCGTCAGCTTGCCGCGATCGTCGACCGCTCGCGCTACTCATCGCCGCTTTGATTTTGACACCCAGAAATCAACTGTGAGCGAAATCAAAAAATCAAATCGCGGTGGCAAGCGCCCCGGAGCCGGTCGACCACGGAAGAGCGCACCGAAAGCCGCCGCCTTTGAAGCTGCCGAGCATTCCATCAATCGAGGCCTCGTCATTCTCAACACCGTCGAACCCCGCCGCGAACTTCCCGCGCAGACTCGCCTCGAGCTACTGAAAAAAGCCCGCTGGCTTTACAACAATGTCGGCGTCGCAGCCTACCTCATCGAGCACCTTGCCCAGCGTGCCGTCGGCACCGGCATCGTCCCGAAGGCCCGCACCGCGAATGCCGAATGGAACCGCTTGGCCGAGCGCGCTTTCGAGGATCGCGCCTGCGCCGAGGCGTGGGCATTCGACGCATCGTCACAGGTCAACTTCTACGGCGCCCAATCTCTCATCCTTCGGCAAGTCGCCTGCGATGGTGACTTCTTCGCGCAGTTCCTCACCACCCAGACCGGCGGCGCACGCGTCCGCTTCATTGGTGGCGAGGCAGTCGGTTCAACCGCCGATTCATCCGACCGCTCGTTCGATGGCGTGCTACTCGACCAGTTCGGCGCGCCCATATCATACCGCGTCATCACCGACCGCGCGAATGGCAAGTACACCGATGTCCCAGCGCAGGACATGCTCCACTTCCGGCACATCCGCCGGGCAGGCTACCCACGCGGCGCATCATGGCTGCACAACGCCGCGATCAACCTGCAAGACCTTTCGGAAATTCTCTCCTACACCAAAGGCGCATTCAAAGCAGGCGCGCAAATCGGCTTTTCGATCACCAGTAACGAAGCGGCCAAGATCGGCCTCGGAGCAAAGATCACCACCAGCGAAGGCGAAGACCTCAGCACCGAGCGCCTCTACAACGGCACGCTGATCCCCAAGCTCAAGCCCGGCGAGTCGATCCAGAGTTTCAAAAACGAACATCCAGGGCAATCGTTCGAGCCATTCGTGCGCTATGTGATTTCCGAAGTCGCGCGCGGCATCGGCCTGCCACCCGAGGCACTGATGATCTTCGTCGGCGCGAGCGGCACCGAGTTCCGTGGATTGCTCGAAGTCGCGCAGAATTTCCTCGAGCGCCTGCAACAAATGCTGGTCGACCAATTCTGCCGACCATTCTGGAAGTTCTGGATCTATCAAGAGATCCAAGCCGGTCGCCTACCATACCCCGGCGACGATTGGTGGAGGTGTGAGTTCATCCCGCCGAAGAAGATCACGGTCGACAACGGACGCGATGGCCGCCTGTACAGCGACTTGATGGATAAGGGCTACATGTCGTGGGAGCGCTACTGCAACCTCCACGGCCTCGATGCCGAAGCCGAGGAGGACGACATCCTGCAAACCTACCTTCGCCGAAAAGCGAAGTGCGATCAACTCGGCCTCGAGGTTGGCGAGGTTTTCCCAAGCCAAGGCACCGTCTGAAATTTTGACACGCCCGCTGCGGCGTGAAGACCTGGTATGCCCTATCTGCCCGCGCTGAAGTTCGCCAAACCGAAATCTCCATCTTTGATGAGATCGGTTATTACGGCGTCAGCGCCAAGCAGTTCATCGGCGACCTCAAGCGCGTCCCTGCCGATCACGAGATCGTCCTCAAGATCCACAGCCCCGGCGGCGAAGTCTTCGATGGCAACGCGATCTTCAACGCGCTGAAGCGTCACCCCGGCGGCGTCACCGTCCAGATCGAAGGCCTAGCTGCCTCGATGGCCACCGTCATCAGCCTCGCCGGCGCTCCGGTCAAGATGGCGGCGAATGGATTCTACATGATCCACAACCCGTGGGGCGTCGCGATGGGCGATGCCGACGAGATGCGCGATCAAGCCGCGCTCCTCGAGAAAATCCGCGAAGGCATGATCGCCGCCTACGCATCGAAGAGCGGTCAAGAGCCAGAGCAGATCGCCGCGTGGATGGATGCCGAGACATGGTTCTCCGCCGAAGAAGCGCAGGCCGCTGGCTTCGTCGATGAAGTCACCGACTCACTCGCGATCGCTGCCAATGCCAACAAGTTCTCACGCCTTGGAAAGTTCCGAAACGCACCATCCGATTTGACAGCGCGGTCCGTGGATATGGACCAAGAAGTCAAACCCTCCGAAGAGGAAGTCATCATCGCCCCTGCCGATGAGACCATCGTCGAGCCTGCCGCTTCCGAAGAAACACCCGTCGCCATCACGGAAGACGCGGTCATCGAAAGCGAAGCTACCGAAGAAGAAGTTCAAGAAGAAGAAGCACCTGCACCTGCCGCGCCGGTCGCATCCGTGCCACACGCCGACGCGATCTTCGCCAAGTACAACGCCGTGCTCGCCCGCGCTGAAAAAGCCGAGAGCGAACTCACCGCAGTCAAAGCCGAGCTCGACGCCGAGCGCAGCGCACTCGCGAGCCTCGAGCGTTCGCTTGGCCTCGCCGCCGCACGCGTCGTGCCGGTGATCGAAAATTCCGCGCCAGAAGTGAGCGACCCAGTCGCCGAGTACCTCGCCGCCGTTGAGGCAGGCGACCGCAAAGCCGCATCCGCGCTCTTCGAGTCGCACAAGGCCGCGATCTGGAAACACCGCGCATCCCTTTCGAAGGCGTGAGCCGGAGAGAACCACGAAACCAACCCCAAACACACCCCCGCAATGCCTAACACATTCGACTCCTCCCTCGTTGCCGATTCCATCGCGCAACAAGCACAGACGGTTCTCAGCAACCGTCTCGCCGCCCTTAACCTTTTCGCCACCGACTTCTCGTCGGATGCCAAGAAGGCCAAGGACACCATCCAAGTCCCGATCGTTTCCGCGACCGGCGCGACTGTTGTCAACCCGACCAACTTTGAGCCCGGCGGCAGCGCCACCGTGGGCAAAGGCACCGTCACCCTCGACCACATCTTCCAACCGTTCGCAATCACTGCGGCTGAGTTGGCAAACGGCCACCGCCTTGAGCGCTTGATCCAAATCTCGCTCGACGCACTCGCCGACAAGATCTGGGCGCTCGCCACCACACCGGTTACTGTTGCCAACTTCGGCGCAGCCGCTGTGACGAAGGCTGCCACCGGCATCACCGCCACCTCTGGCGATCTGCCAAAGGTATGGGCTGCGATCAGCAAGAGCGCCCGCAAAGGCCTCGTCGTGTCACCCACGATCTACTCGCAGTTGATCCCGACCAGCACGACCGCCATCAACCTCGGAGCCGGTGCTTACGGCTTCGACAACGGTGTCCACTACGCCAGCTCGTTCGGTGGTGAAACCAACATGATCGGTTTCGGCTGCTCGCCAGAAGCCCTTGTGATGGCCGCTGCCGCTCCCGCGATCGACGACGCAGTGCGCGCTCAGTTCGCCGTCAGCGATGTTGTCACCCTCGACCAACTCGGTCTCTCGGTGCAATACAACGTGTGGGGCTCGACCGCCAACCGTCAGGTCAATGCTTCGCTCGAGCTCATGTTCGGCGCAGCCAAAGGCCTCACCGACGGCACCATGGCGATCATCAAGTCCGCATAAGGTTCGGATTCTCATCGGTAGCGTTCAACTCCCCATCGGCCAAGCGTCGGTGGGGAGTTCTTCTTTTGACATGCACGCGCATTCAGAATGACCCCCGCCGCGATCAACGCCTTCCGCCTCAAATCGGCGGCAGTTCAAAACGAGGCACACGGCGTCACGGTTCGTTTCCGAAATGCCGACATCAAGGTGGTGATTTCCACCGTGCGGCTTTCGCTCTCGCTCGAGCTTGGAGGCAATGCTCAGGGCGGTGAGTACACCGTGCGTTTTCTCGGTTCCACTCTCACCAACTCACCCACACGCGGCGAGCAACTCACCTTTGGTGGTCGCAAGTACACCATCACCGAGGTCCGCGATGCCATCAGCACGCCGGGCGAGCATGTCGTGACGATTCACCCTGGCTCAATTTCCAACCTATGAACCTTTTGATTGAGCAATCCGTGCGCGACTGGCTCGCCGACCTCGAGGCCTTCGAAGGCATCGCCATTCATTGCGGCCAGAGTGACGAAGAAATCCCCAACGATGCGCCGCTCATCATGGTCGCCTGCGAGGACATCAACGCACCTGCGCCCACGCTCTACATCGCCACCGTGCGACTGATCGTCAGCACGCCCTCCGTCATGGCCGATGCGCTCACCGATCACCGCAATCTTGTGGCGAGCCTACGCAGCACCCTCAACGACGCCGAGACCATGGCCGACTTTTTCCCGGTAGGGATCACCTGCGCCGGTGCATCCATCAATACATGGAACGAGTCGCAGAGCAACGACCGCTGGATGTCGCAAGTGAACCTCACACTAGGCATGGTCGAGGGATAATCGCGCAACGCGATTTGACACGCGGGCAGTGGGAGACCCCCACAATCCTATGCCCGCCACCATCTACAAAGCCTCATCCGTCTCTTCCGTGGAGTTCGGTATCACCAACGAGACCGGCATCCTGCTCAGCTCGTTTTCGCGCAATGTCACCGCCAACAAGTCCGAGCTTCGCGACGCGGAAGGTGAAGTTGTCGCAGTCGCCATCACCGGCAAGCAAGCCGAGATCACCCTCGAAGGCACGCTGAACGGCAGCGCGACGATGCAAGTCGGCAACCTGCTCACACTGTCCAACGACATCGACAAGTACGGCCTCGCAGACGGCACCGTGATCGTCAACTCGGTGCAGGAGAAGTCTGCCGCCGGTGAGTTCAAGACCATCTCGGTCAGCGCCACTCAGTACAGCGCGACGATGGAGGACTAAGCGCCACGCGCCTCTACCCGCCGACGGCTCCCCGGCTAATGGGAGCCAATTTTTTACACATTATGGACCACACAGAACTATTCCACACCAGCAACCTCAAGCTCGCTGCGACGCTCGCCACCCTTGGTTTTGATCCGCACGAAGCACCCGTCACGCGACAAGTCCGCAGCGACGGCAACGAGACCACTGTCTTCTGGTTCAAGGCCTCACACCCGCACACCGGAGAGAGCGCCTTCGATGTTTTCCAGAAGTTCACCAAGCGTGCCGAGTTTTTCGCCGAGAGCGATCCCGAGCACCCGATCAACTACATGCGCGCGGTCCTTCAGAACCGCGACGAGTTCATCGATCTGATCCGCAACACGCCGCGCGATGTCGTCATCGAGCGCAATGGCCGGCGCATCGCCATCCGCGAAACCGCCTCGGAAGAGACGAAGAAGAAGTTCGCCGCGCTGCTCTGATCTCTAACCCCACACATATATGAAAAAAGACACGAAAATTGAACTAGTAAAAGATGACGAAGTCCTGCGCGAGCAGGGCATGACCAGTGGGCCTTCCAAGGCGAGCCGCTGGGAGCTGCGCACCACCGCCGCCACCGAGGTGAGCTGGATGCAGCGCAACAAGGTGCTGCAACCGGAGATGGACATCCTCTGGCGCGCCAGTGCCTTCGCCTACATCCACGAGGCACCCCGCGTCGAGATCCGCAAGGTGATCAATGACCACGACACCTTCATCGAAGCAGTCGACCGCTGGATGGACAAAAACGACCCGACATCTAACGAGATCAAGGAGCTCGCGACGCTCATGAACTCGCGCATCGAGGAATGGTTCGCCAGCTCAAGCGAGCAAGAAAACTCAGCCTCAGCGCCGGGAAACTGAACAGCCCCGGTTGGCTCGCAGGCTATGCCTGGCGGATCGCATCCATCACCGGCTGGGGCTACCGCGAGATCATGGAAGACCTGCCGTTCGCGGCAGGCTTGCAGATCCTCCATGCGGAGGACTACGCCCACAATCGCCAGCGAATATGGTCGAGAAACAAGGCTGTGTCCGAATTTGACTCTCTGCAGTTGATTGAAGACGCATTCGAGAAATTAACGCCATGCCAATGACCGCCTACACGAATGACATCGAGGATATGCTGGAGAAATACCAGCAGGTCAGCGGTCGCTCGGTGCGCGATCTCGTGCGGGCCTACGCTCGCCTCGCTTGCGTTCAACTCGCCAATCGAACACAGGCGTTCACGACCGGCCCGAGCGATGGGCCTGCCGCTCTGGATCGCCAGTCGAAGACGGTATCTTTCGACATCAAGAAAGTCATCAAGGACAAAGAAAGCCTGCGCGAGCGTTTTGAGAAATCGGTTCAAGATGAAAAAATCCGAGATCGATTGGTCAAGGTGTTGAACGCAGGCCGTTATGACATCCTAGCCAAGATCATGGTCAATATCGGCATGATTCACAGCGAGTCGGATTTCATCAAGATCGCAGGTGTTTCATCAGCGAAAACCGCGCACACGCAGCACATCAACAGAAAAAGCGGTCGAACGAACTTACCACCCGGCAAAGTCTACCTGAGCACCGGCGAGCTCGAGAGCTACATCGAAGAGGTCTCAAAGCGCATCGGCTACGCCAAAGGTGGCTGGGCAGGATGCGCGCGCGAGATTGGTGGCATCAGTGGCGATGGCGCTCGCGGCATCCCTGCTTACGCCAAGCGTCACAATGGAAAGAATTTCAGCGTCACCGACCGCTCGAACGACAAGGATGAGCCGCATTTCACAATGACCAATTCGACGCCCTACATCCGCAAGCTATTGGACAAGGGGCAAGAAATGGCGGCGATGAACATCGCGCGCGAGCGGATGATCAAGTCGCTCGAGAAGGTTTTCCAAGCCGCCGCCAAGAAAGGCTCTGACATTCCAGCCACCACGAAAACAGAAACCGAATCAGCCGTATGAGTGATGTAAAATCTATTGTAAAGTTCGGAGCCGAGGATGTAGGGCTTGAGAAGACGCTCAAGTCGGTGCAGACCGAGCTCGGTCAACTTCAAACCAAGGTGAAGTCCGGTGACCTATCGATGTCGGAGCTCGAGAGCACCATGAAGCGCATCGGCCAGGTCGAGTCATTGGAAAAGCGTCTCAAAGGCATGGGCGGTGAGGCGGCGGCTACCGCACCCAAGATCGACAAACTGGGCGACGAGGCGAAGACCATGGGCAACAAGGCCGAGGATGCAGGCGACAAAGGCGGCATTGGTCTCGGCAAGATCGGCATCGCCGCAGGGGTGGCAGGCGCAGCTTTCGCAGCAGGAATGAAGGTGCTCGAGCTTGCAGCCGACGCGGCGCGTGCGGTGGTTGATAAATTCGGCGAGGCACTCGACCTCGGCGGTGAGCTTAACGACCTGAGCGCTCGCACCGGAGAGACCGCAGGCAATCTCCTAGTCCTCCAACGCGCCTTCGACAACAGCGGCGTAGGTGCCGACAAGGTAGGCACGGCGGTCAACAAGCTGCAAAAGTTCATGGACGCAGCGAGCGACAGCTCGAGCAAACAGGCGGAGTTGATGGGAAGCCTCGGCATCTCCATGGCTGACCTCGAAGGGAAGACCCCGACCGAGCAAATGCAGATTTTCGCGCAGAAGATTTCCGGCATCCAAGACCCCACTGAACGCGCTGCCACGGCGATGAAGGTTTTCGGGAAGTCCGGCGGAGAATTGCTGCCATTGTTCGCAGATTTTTCAGGTGAACTCGAGACTGCACAAGGTCAACTCGGAAGCCTTCCAGGAGTCATGGATCGTTCCGCCGCAGCATTCGATGCCATCTCAGACAATCTATCAGTCGCCAAAGGCAAACTCACAGAATTTGCGGCAGGTATGATCGAGGGTGCCGCTCCGGCATTGGAAAAATTCTCCGCCATGCTCACTGGGGTCGACGCAGCAGGTTGGGGCCAAAAGCTCGGCGAGGTGGTGACGCGAGTCGCCGACTTTTTGATTGGGGCTTTCAAGTCGCCAATGTCGATCATCGAACTTTACGGGCTGCAGCTCAACCTCAACGCAAGAACCTTCGGGAACTTATTGCTGAATGGATTCATCACCGCAGGCAACTTCTTCAAAGAATTTTTCTCCTCACAGCTTCCATCACTACTCATCGGTCAGCTTACCACATCACTGATGAAAGGATTTGCTGATGGTTTGAAATTCTTCGTGGATAATATCGGATCGGTTGTCACGAGCTTCCGTGAGTACTTCGGGAAAGCAGTGGAATCGATCGCCAGTTTCTTCACGGAAACATTCAACAAGATCGTCGGGTTTTTTGCCAACGACTTCCAAAATGCGATGTCCAACCCGATTGATTTCATCAGCGGGAAATTGAACTCCGCTCTTGCATCAGCGACCAAGAACGGAAGCCTTGTCTTCAAGGATGAGTACGACAACGCAAGCGGCAGCGTGATCGACCGCATATCACAAGGCCTCGGCGCTGTTTCGAAGACATACGCAAATGATCTCGATCAGAGCACAAAAAACATCGGTGCCGAATGGGACAAGGTAGCGGGAAACCTTTCAATATCGACTCAGGATTTCTTCGGTGCGGAACCAGCAGCGAATCGCGTTGCAGATAAATTCAAAGAGGTTGAAGAAACTGGCAAAAAATTCCGCGAGGACTTTGAGGCATCCACAGAAAACGCATCAAAGAACACGGAGGCTATTCCATTACACCTCCAAGACGCTGAGAACTCATCGCAAGGCATCAACGCGAACCTTTCAGGCGCTGGCGCGGATCTACGAGGCAATACATCTCAAGCCAAGGACAACATGAAAGAGATCAAGACGATCGGCGACTTGATCGCTGCTCAGGACGCGGCCAAGCCAATGAGGAGCTTCAAAGAGGAATCGGCGGCTGTACGGGCAGACCTCAAAGCGCTTAAAGAATTTATTGGTGAGGATCTGAGTAAAATGTCTTGGCCGGACATTGCCAAAAAAATGGGCATCGATCGCACGAAGAAAGAGCAAAAAGAGCTTTTCGATGAGATCAAGCAACGCCTTGAAGACATCAAAAACACAGAGATTGATCTCAAGATCAATGGTGATGCTTCAATGGAAGAATTGGATATAATTAAGCAGAACATCGCGACAATAGGATTGGAGGACATTGTTTTGACCTTCGACGCACCATTGAGCGATATCGCCAGCAACCTTGCCGACCTCACTTCAACCGAAAGGGAACTCGACCTCACTGCTGATGGAGCGCTTTCACAGATTGCCAGCGCACTGCCGGGTTACTTTGAAAACCCGCTCAGCCTTGAATTTGATGCGGACTCCTCAATTCAGGAGGTCGAATCCTCACTCAACACCCTCGGATCCGAGCCCACGGAGTTGAAGCTTAATGCCTCATCGGGAATCGAAAATATCCGCAATGAGCTCTCGAAGGAGATCGACCTTAGCCTTAGCAGCTCAGAGGGATCAAAGATCCTCACAACGATCAACAGCGCAGTCGACGCCATCAAGACCGCCGTCCTCAGACTTGAACAGAAACTCCCGCAGTCAGCCCTCGGATACTAACAATCACCACATCACCAAATGCCAGCGATCATCTACCAGAAAACACCGGGCGGGCTCTTCGCGACCGGCGAGCGCACGGTTTCGACTTTCCCCAGCGGCCTCGTCCGCGTCGACCAGAAATTCATCTGCCCGACATCAGACGCCGCCACTCACCGCGCGGCACTAGCCGTCGGAAACAATATGCCCGGCGGCAGCGCGCCCGCCATCGATGGCCTCAAGATTTTCCCCGAGCCGCAAGAGAAGAAACTAGACAACGGCTTTACTGAGTTCATCGTGAGCGCGTATGGCAGGTCAACAACTAATGTATCTGCAAATGTGGGTTATGAAACTAATATGAATTTCGGAACATTAATTCTTAAAAGAAA